GGTATCACCTACGCCGGTTTTCCCTTCGAGATTGCCTTGCCTGAGAGTCCAGAGAATGGCCCGCCGCGTGCCGAGTTGACAATCAGCAACGTGGGCCGTGAGATCGGTCAGGCGATCCGGTCCGTAGGCTCGCCACCAGCCGTTTCGATCCAAGTCATTCGGCAGGAAACCCCGGACGTAGTCGAAGCGTCGCACCAGAACATGAAGCTGACTGGCGTGACCTACGACGTGCAGCAGGTATCCGGGCAGCTTGTGCGCGAAGACTTCGTGACCGAACCATACCCGGCAACCACTTACTCACCAGCCGAGTTCAAGGGTTTGATCCAGTGATGAATCTGCATGTCTTCGTCAACAAGGTGCTGTTCATGCCTTTCGTTGCCCGAGGCCGGGGCTATGACGGGGGAGACTGCTGGGCTGTCGTGTGGCTGCTGTGGCGCGATGTCCTCGGTCGGGATCTGCCTGCCTACGACACGCAGTACGCCAATGCTGGGGCCTCTGCGGTGGACCGTGCGGTCGTCAGCGGAATCATGGCGCGCGAGCGGGTGAAATGGAAAAAGATCGACGCGCCCCGGTTGGGCGATGTCGCGCTGCTCCGATGCTCGGGCCGCAACTGCCATGTTGGCGTGATGCTCGACGACAACAGCTTTCTGCACATTGAGGACCGTCGCGGTGCGATGGTCGAGAAACTATCCAACCCAATCTGGCAGCGCCGCTGTGAAGGGATCTACCGTCTTGCCGAATGATCTGATCACCCTGTCCACCGCGCCTCATCCGTTCGAGGCCGCGACAAAGACCATTCCCGTAGCCGAGGGGCAGTCTCTGGCTGCAATGCTGATCCTGGCGCAGCCCGATCCGTTGCTGGCATTGCACGCGGTGGCATTCGTCGACGGCGAAATGATCGACCGGGAGCACTGGAGCACTTTCTATCCCAAGGCGGGCACGCTGGTTGAATTGCGGGTTCTGCCAACCGGCGGCGGTGGCGGTGGCAAGGATACGCTTCGCACGGTCCTGTCGCTGGCGGTGCTGGTGGCGAGTGTCACGATTCCCGGTCTTCAAGTGCTCGGCCTCGGCCCCACACAGCAATCATTTCTTCAGGCCGGTATCGCGGTCGTGGGTAGCCTTGCGGTCAATGCGCTGGTGCCCGTGCAGCAGCCCAAAGGGCCGAAGGAGGAGGAGCGCCGCCTCGGCATCCAGGGCTTTCAGAACCGGGCGCGACCGTTCGAGCCTGTGACGCAGGTGCTCGGACGGCACCGCATTGCGCCAGACTACGGCGCGGGCGTCTACACGGAGATCGTCGGCAAGGACCAGTACCTCCGCGTCATCTTTGTTTGGGGCGTCGGTCCGCTGGACATAGACGTCAGCAGCATCCGCATCGGTGATACGCCGATTGCGAATTTCGACGGCGTCCAGATGGAACACCGCGAAGGATATCCGGGCGACGCGCCGCGCGAGCTTTATTCGGATACGGTCGTTCAGGATGATTTGCAGATCCTCCTCGGGGAGCAGAACAACTTAAACGGCCCGCAGATCCGCACGGCTTCCGCCGAGGCTGACGAGCTGAGCATCGACATCACATTCCCCGCAGGTCTATCCGGGACGGGGAGAAACACGGGCAACACCCTTTCGGCGCGCTCCAATATCACGGTCGAGTACCGCGAGGTCGGCACCGCGACTTGGCTCACGCCGACATTCACTGCCAAGACCTTTTCTGACAGCTCGCTCGCTTCGGGCAGCGAGATCGCCTTCGGTGGCAAGACCAAGGCCACCGTTCGGCATGGTATGACTTGGAATGTGCCGCGCGGCACCTACGATGTGAAGGTAGAGCGGGTCGGTGGTCTAACCAGCGACAACCCACGCACGGATGACACCTATTGGACAGCCCTGCGAGCCATCAGGGATGAAGACCCTATCTCAAGCCGCGTTCCGCTGGCGACTACCTCCGTTCGGATCAAGGCCACCGACCAGCTCAACGGCGTGCTGGACCAGCTCAACGGCATTGTCACTACCCTTGGCAAGGACTGGGACGGAACAAACTGGGTCGATGATCAGCCAATCAACAACCCGGCGAGCCTACTGCGCCATGTGCTGCAGGGAAACGCCAACGCGGTTCCGCTGGCTGACAGTCGCCTGAACCTACCGAACCACGAGGACTTCCACGACTTCTGCGTCGCCAAGGGGTTCACGTGCAACACGGTCGTCACCAGCGGACGTTCGGTCTGGGAGGTGCTGTCTGATGTCGCCACGTGTGGAAGGGCATCACCGGCAGACGTGGACGGCAAGTGGGGCGTCGTTATCGACCGCCCGCAGGCTTTCCCGGTGAGCCATATCACGCCGCGCAACAGCAGCAATTTCAAAGCGGAGAAGGCGTTTATCGAGCTGCCGCACGCCTTCCGCATTCCGTTCGTGAACGAGGATCAGAACTGGCGGCGGGACGAGCGGCGCGTATACCGTACTGGCTTCAACCAAACCAACGCCACCGAGTTCGAGGAGCTGGAACTGCCGGGCATCACGGACCCGGATCAGATCGAGATCATGGGCCGCTACCGCATGGCGCAGGGCATCCAGCAGCCCGAGCGGTGGACCTTTCGGCAGGACATGGAGTTCCTGACCTACCAGCGCGGCAGCCGGGTCAAGATTACGCATGACGTGCTTCTGCTCGGGCTTGCCTCGGGCCGGGTCAAGGACGTGGTTCTAGACGTGGACAACAACGTCACTGGCTTGGTGCTCGACGAAGAAGTCGAGATGGAGGCGGGCGAGACCTACGGCATCACGATCCGAACGCTGGACGATCCAAGCGTCAACCGCCGGGTGGTTACTGAGTCGGGCATCACAAGGGAAATCACGCTCGACACCCCGATCCCCGCAGTCGGCGGCCAGCCGGCGGTCGGGCGGCACGACATCTTCGGCTTCGGCCTGTTCGGCCTCGAGACCGATGACGCGCAGATCATCTCGATTGTGCCGCGCGCCAACGCGGATGCCAATATCATCGCGGTGCCCTACCGCGAGGTGATCTACGACGGCGATGATGTGGCTGTCCCGCCGTTCCAGACCAATATCACGCCGCTGCCTACGCGGCCCCCGGCCCCTGTCGTGCGTGACGTCATATCGGACGAGCGGGTCATCACACTGGACGGGACTGGCGTGGCCAAGATCCGGGTCGCCTTCAATGTCGATCCGATTCCGAGCAACAGCAGGTTCGCGGACGCCGCGCTGGTCATTCAACAGCGATCGAACGGGATAGACGAGCCGTGGGTCAACTCGGTCATCGACGAGCGCACCGATGGCCGGGTGATCGTGAGCGGCGTTTCCGAGGACGAGATCCTCGACTTCCGTCTGCGCTGGGTGCCGCCCGGCAACGCCCTGCCTGGTCCTTGGACGACTGTGAACGCTCACATCGTCGTGGGCCGCCAGACCGGCATGACGGGGCCGGTGATTACCGCCGTTCCGCTAACGATTGTCGACAACGGCGGGGCCCCCCGCCGGGCCGGAATACTTCTGTCATGGACCAACGACGCCCCGTTCGATGTGCAGTCGCTCGCTTACGATGTGCGGCTCACACCGTCTAACGCCGTCGTGGCCAGAAACATCGTCGACGTGCGAGAAGGCGAAGTCGAGATTGAAGGGGTTCCGGCGACGAATTACGAGGTCCGGGCTCGTTTTGTCATGGGCGACCTGATCGTGTGGTCGGACTGGGTAGCGGTCACAACGGACGACGTGCGACTGCCAGTGGAGGAGTTGCCCGTCGGCAGCTTGCTACCGTTCGCCGTTGCCACGCTTCCGGCCTCCGGCGACTTCGATGACCAGCTTCTTTTCCAACGCTCCGACGGCCAGTTGTATAGCTGGGATGCTGACGCCGCGGAGTGGAGCCCCGTGGTGGACGCCTCGCCACCAGGCGTGAGCGCGCAGGTCTTCGTCTATCAGCGCGCGGCCACCCAGCCCTCGGAGCCGGTCGACGGCACCTACGATTTCACAACGCAGGACTTTGACACCCCGCCGGGGGGCGCGTGGTCGCTTTTCATACCCACGGGGAGTGACCCGGTCTGGATCTCGCAGGCCATAGCGCAGGCGGCTGATTTCACGACGATCTCTGACACGCTTGCGTGGTCAACCCCGCGTGAGTTTCTAAGCTCCGGTCTGGACGGCGAGCCCGGCATATCGACATTCCAAGCGACGGTCTTTCGCCGCAACAATTTCACCCCTTCGACGCCAAGCGGCGGCAGCTTTGATTTCGATACGAGCACTCTGACACCGCCGAACAACTGGTTTACTTCTATCCCGAGTGGGACAGCAATCCTATGGGCATCGACCGAGCTTTTCACCTCCAGTGGTCCAACGGACACCGTCGCGGGCGGGACATGGTCATCCCCGGTGCAGTTTGCGCGTGATGGGACGGATGGGACGGATGGGACGGATGGGACGGATGGGACCAGCACTTTCGTATACCCGATCTATCGACGCGCCTCGACACCGCCTGCGGCACCCTCCGGGGGCAGCTACAACTTCGGCAATAACACCGGCACGCCACCGAGCGGGTGGTCTAATACCCCGCCGACCTCCGGCACGGGGCTGATCTATCAATCGACGGCTGTTGCCAGCATCATCGGCAGCACCGCCACGGACTCCAGCCTGACGTGGTCAACGCCGGTGGCGATTGAAGGGCAAGACGGGCTTGACGCGACCAGCCCTCCGCTGATCCGAATTGAGGCGGATGGCTTGGCGTTCGTGGAGAATAGCAACGGCACGCTTTTCCCGAACGAGATCAACTTCAGCAGTGTTCTTTCGAACATCCTCGACAGCCAAACAAGTTGGTCGACTAGCCCGTCTGTGTTTTTGACTTTCGAAGGGTCAGGGCAGCGCAGCTTGTCGCGCCTCAATTTCGGCAGCAATGACAAGGTAACGGTCACGCTTTCAGGGCTCGGCGTTTCTGACAGTATAACGGTCTACCGCGTCAAGGATGGTACGGAAGGTCCGAAAGGGGACGATGGGACTGACGGGGAAAACGCCTACACCGTTTTTCAGAGTAATAGTGCACACACGTTCCCCGCCGATGCGGATGGGACGATTACGGATTTCTCCGGCGGCGACACAACAATTCTGGCCTTCTACGGTGCGACGCAGCTTAACTATGATCGCTTCTTCGCTGCCGCTGGCGAGTTCGAGATCCAGAGCATAACCAACGGTCCAGGCGTGAGCGGCACCACAAACGCCAGCGCCAACAACGGTGGAACCTTGCCAGCAATCACCGGCATGTCAAACGACACCGGCTACCGCGATATAGAAGTGATCGTGAATGGGTCGAACGACGTCGCGTCCCAGACCTTCACGATCCGGCAGACTTTCTCGAAAAGCAAGGGCGGCGGGTCTGGGGAGCGCGGCGCGGGGCGCTGGTATATCCCGACCAGTAGTAACGGGGCAGGGTCTTTGCCTACGTCCTCAACTGCCGTTCAGCAGCTATGGGACGCTGAACTCATCTTCCAGGAAAGACCACGCGATCAGGTCATAATCTACCGCGGGTCGCTGACAAATCAGACATCTCAAGGCGCGTGGATACGCAACGAAACGAATACCACATGGATCGAGCAGGACGAGCTGATCGACGGCAACCTGCTTGTGACAGGCACCGTCACAGGTGGCGCTCTTGTGGCTAACACCATCACCGGCGACCTCCTAGCGGGAACCAGCATAATCACCAACTCCGCGCAGTTTGATGATGCGGTCATAACCGGAGCCAAGATCGGTGATCTTGAGGTCGATACGCTACAGATTGCAGGCAATGCCGTCACGGTCCCGACGAATGTGACTCGATCTGGATTTACCAATATTTTTGTGGGGTCGAATGCGACGATGGGCACCACCGCGATTACGCGGTCTGGAGGTCTTATGCGGATTCAATTTGATTTCACTGTTGAGGATGGGGCAGCATCCCTGAGCGACATTGCAGGTTTGCGTGTGCAAATTCTACGGGGTACGACTGTACTCCGAACTCTTGCTGATATCGCCCACCTATCTTTGAGCAAAGGCTCTTCTCATTATACGGTTGTCGGCGAAGATCCTGCCAGAACCGGATCGAATAATTATTCCTTGAGGGTCTTTAATCTCAGTACGAGCGATATGTCAGTTATAATTGGAAACGTCTCAACCTTCGCCTTGGAGACCAAGAAATGACAACCTCGATCTTCGACAGCAATGGGCTGTTTCTCGCGACGTTCACAGGGCTACCACAGGATCTGGAAGCCAACTTTCCGACACCGGCGCACCGGCACGCGTCGGGCGTCTACGGGCCGGAGCAGTGGATGACGGAACTGAGTGTTGTCCAGGACCGGCCAACGCTCCCTGTTCCGGTGGCTCAGACGGTTGCTGCTGGTGCAGACTGGACCCTGACCGGCATCCCGGCTGGCACGGAAATTTACACGGATGGGGAGTTGGTGGGCACTGCGGACGGCAACGATGTGGACCTGACATTCCCGAGCGCGCAGGTCTGGACCGTCGAGTTTGTGCCGCCGTTCCCGCACCAGGTCGCCTCGACGGAGGTCACGGTCACATGACGCGGTTCGTCGCCAAACGAAAGCCGGTCCCGGCGACGCAGGTCATCGCATTCGCGGACCTTCTGGTCGGACTATTTGACGCGGGCTGGATCACGGAAAGTGAGTTCAACGACTGGATCTCGAAGACCGCCCTTCCGACTGTGGCTCAAGATCTGATCGACGCGCTGCCAACGGCGGCCGAGCGGGTGCGAGCCCGGCGGTTTGTTTTGGGCGCGACCGAGGCGGAAAGGGGCCACCCGATCCTGCGGGATCTCGCTGAGGAAAAGCGTATCGATCTTGGCTGGACCGAGCAGCAGATGTCGGACGCGATCGACGAAATGTTCCGCAGGGCTCCTGCGGTTTAGAACTACGACGTCAGGCTATATTAGCCGGCGCAATTCTTTGGAGACTAAATGGACTGGGTAAACGTAGACGGAATAATTGGTGCGGTAGGCGGGTTTCTGGTTGCAGCTGGTACAGTCTTCCTTGCCCCCTACCGATGGCTACAAAATGAGGTTGACGCAGCGCGAAAAACCTTGGACCGTGCGGGCGCGACACCTAGCCAACCAGGGGCGGCATGACTGAAATGATAAGAACATGGTGGCCAGTTGCCATTACCGTCATCGCCGCGATTGCTTGGCTAATCCGCCTTGAGGC